CATATCTGCTCGGATTCCTTCTGCTGGTCCGCCTTTATCCCAAACACCTGTTTTACAGATCGCTAAATGATCCACATACGTGGGTTTACCTTCAATCAGTAAAGTGGATCCGTCCGAAAGCTTTAGGGTTGTGTTTTCGGTCGGGTCTCCGAACACCACAGTGGGTGACGTAGATAAGGTATGATCGGCCAAACGTTGATTTGCCTCATCATCATAAATCCGTGCTACCACATTGATTTGATCATCCTCAATCCATGAATAGCCAGTGGTACCTACCACTCGCTTACGATGCTCCTCACTATTCAAAGTGGCATCTGGTGGATGCCACCAGATTACAGGTATTCCGGACATTCTTTCCATCAGACCAGGAGTCAACCAAATCTGAGGATCACGGTAAACATATTCATCTAATGAGGGACGATGCGAGAACCCTGTCCCAGTTGCCCTCATCACGTAAAAGGTTGCATTCTCAACCCTTTGGGGAGAACTTAATCCTTCGTGCGCCATCGCACGCGAAATCTCCATTTCATCCATTTTCGGTCGCCGGAGCGCCAACTCAACACCTGGATGAAGGTTGAGCGACTGGGCTTCATCGGCTGTGAACCATCCATAAGCGGTGTGTTCGTCATCAAGCTTGCATCGGAATTGGTCATCAACCTTTTTGACAAATGTGGTAAAGTCCACACCGTTAAAGAGGTAGCGGCATAACTCACCGTCCATTGGTCCAGGGTTGAACCCTGTTTCCTCAATAGTCTCTCGTATAGCTGTAATTTCAGCGGTTTCATTATTCTCTGTCTTACCACCAGGTATACCCCAATAGCCTCCCATATCTCCTTTATTGGAGCGAAGCATAAAGAGGAATTTATCCTTTGGAGCTATAAAAAGGATACCTGCCGCTTTTATGATATCATCCGGTGGCAATCACTCTCTCCTTAATGCCACAATGTTTTCAAACAATTCCAACGCATCAGCAGTGGATAGTTTCACCTTTGCTCGTCCAGGAGTTCCTTGCGGTCCTTTCTCAACTCCTGGGGGAAGTCCATCGGGTCCTTTGAGGGCAGGAGGGCTAGGTTTACCAGCAGTCTTACCGCCGACTTGTGCACCTCCCTTTGTTCCCTCACCTTGTTCCACACCCTGCTGACCCGCCAACACAGCCATTGCTTCTGGCGGTATATAGTCCTTAAGTGTTTCCCAATTAAACTTGATTCCGTTGGAAAACATTTTGGTATCTTCGGTAATCGCATCGACGCCCCACTTGATAAGCTCCATGCGATTTTCGGGGTCGATGACTGGCAACAAGACCTGCATAATGGCAATAATAGCCTTTAGCTTTGTGTCCGATATTTTAATCTTCTCGGATTCTGGCTCAACAAGAAGTGAGGGCCACGTGGCAACGAAGCTATTCTTCCAATCATAGAAAGCCTTGGTATAGGTTACATTCTTATAGGCTTCGGGATATTTCTTGCGTTGAGCCTCGAAGAACTCAGGGGTCCATGCCCGATACATACAGACCCGATCCATAAACTCGTAGAGGGGATTCATGTCCTTTCGGACACCATCCACGTACTTAGCAATGGCTTTGGCATCTTCTTTACCCTCAGCGAAGCCCCCAGCGAAGGGTAAGGAGTTGAGCAATTTGGATGGCATATCTGCCGCAGAAGCAATGTTCTCCAGAATATGGTTCCGAGCCATTTCGGCTGGACCTTCCAAATTCTGAAGGTTAAGGCTTTCTACGGACTCATCCACAGTTATAGATATGACGTTATCGGTAGAAGCCTCCCGAAGCAGGACACGCTTCATGCTGGCCATTACAGCCATTGCATTGTTGACAATTGGACCAATTATCTTGAGTTTGGCAATGATGACGCCTGCCTTACGGGCAATCATCGCGTCCATCTTCAAGGTGTCAATGTAGCTCTTGAGCGGGTAAAGAGACCGCTGATAACAGGAACGACCCACATAGCCAAAAGCTGAGGTCGTCCAAGCAATATAAATGGGCTGTTCGTTTAAGGTAATAACTGTCCGTGAGGGATGATACTGTGTCCCTGCAACCCGAACAACGTCATCAATGGGTTTCTGGAACCGCATTGAATTGGGGTCTTGTTCCATCGACAAGGATCCCGACGTATTTAGTGGATCAAATACGTTGAAACCGATTTTCAGGTCTTTGATGGTCTTATAATCGATTGGGCGATTGGGTGGAACACCCTGAGCAAGTAATCCCAAAGTCGATATGCCATAAACGCGCGATATGGTTTTAGCCGCATGAATAATTTTGTCCGCATTCAATGCTTCCCATTCCGATATGAATTGATCCGCAACGTCATCGGTCTGACAAGAGCGAACCTTAATCTCTCGGGGCTGGGATTGAGCCAACGTAATGGGGTTCTCAGCTACCCTAGCACCTAAGGGGTGATAAAGGTATATGAGTTTGCACATTTCATAGGACGATTCATCCCCGGGTTGAATGTCCTCGGAGTTGATAATTCGCCCTAGAAAGTTGCCCGTCGTTGGGGCATTGACGACAATATCAGCCAACTAAGTTCCCCTCTCCATCAATAGCGGGTGGCTGACCCTGTGATTGAACATTTGGGAATATAGGCGGAACGTTTCCACCTGTACGAATTATCTCCACTTGTCCCAGAAGTGGGTCTTGTTCGACAGTGGGTAAATCAGGATCGATAGGGGGATCCAAATCCACCACGATATCAGGATCAACAGGAGGATCAATGACGATTTGATCTGGAGTTTCGGATAGGAACTGAAACTCAGCTTTCATTGGATCAGGAGAATTTGCAGTAGAAACACCCTCAATAACTACGCCAAAATGAGACTTGGCATAGGCCGGACTCACTTTTAAAAGGTATTGTGGCATACCATTCTCCTTACGGAACGTTTATGGCGTTTGAAGGCGGAGCGGCGGTACTTCCGATTGCGTTCGTGGCTGTGACAACGCAGGTCAAAGCTGTTCCACTATCAAGAGCAACAAGGGTGCGATCCCCAGTGGATGCAGGAGCACCTGAATTGGTACCATTACGCTGCCATTGCCAGGCATAGGTATCAACCAGATCGCCCATATTATCCCAATTGCCATGGGTGCAATTCACGGTATCTCCAACTGCACCCGTCCCACTTGTCACAGTCAGATGAGGAACGTCCACATTGACTGGCGGATCAGTTGGCGCAGGTTCAATAACCTCGATACCATAAAGCTTGGCTGCTCTCTCAGGACTTATCACGAATGGATATTGGGGCATCTTAGGAATCCTCTAAAGGTGATGGAGGCTCAGTTATGGTAACGGTATTGCTTGAGGCTGTAGCAACACCTGCTCCACCCGGCCCTTGTGTCTGGACTACTGAGCCAATTACTGCGCCCACATCTGTTTCAACCGTTGTATAGGTATTCGTTATATTCGGGAAGGATGCACCGTTACGTGTCCACCCATAGTAATAATTCGTAGGGCTATTTGTCCACGTTCCATTGCTAGTGGTTAACGTATCACCAGCCTCAGCAGTTGTTGGCGTAACCTGAGGCGGAACGACATTAACTGGAGGTCCCATAACCAGCACAGTATTGCTAGATGGTTCAGACAGACTTCTACCACCCTCATTATCGGCAGCTACAGTTCCACCAATCGTAGCCCCTCTATCCAGATTACCTGGTGTATAGGTGTTTGCATTTGCTCCAGCAATTGGACCACCGTTTCGGGTCCACTGATAGTCATATCCTATTGGTGTATTATCCCAAACACCTGGTGACAAGGTCAACATAGTCCCAGATACTTGTGTCCCAGTCGGAGTGATGGATGGAGGAGTCGTATTCACAGGAATTGGCGGCGGAGCGGGAGCTACATCCCATACCGGCATCGCATTAGGAGCACCTGAGATATAAACTGGAACAGCGTTGTTTGGGTTCCCTTGATCGCTCCCAATTGGGGGTGTACCCGGTCCCCCAGTCACGTAGACAGGGATAGGCCCAGACGCAGGGGATCCTGCTCCCGCCATGAAATTGACTGGAATTGCGCCACCTACAGGACCCGCAACAACGTACACTGGAATTGCTCCAGCTGGGTTGGTACGATCATTTGGGTACATAATGGCGTTCATAAATGATAGCCACCTCCAAACAATAGCCAGATGACAAGGATAATTAGAAGAACGCCAACTATACCGATGCCAGTATGGCCATAACCATAGCCGTAGCGCCAATTAGAATTAACATAAGGTCCACCCACACCTCCAAGCAAGACGATAATGAGGATGATAAGGAGGATTATACTTAGTGGGCTCATTTTATCATCGCTCCAAATTCGCCATGATACCGAACATTTTGGCGTTTCTCGATTGCTTCTTCCTTCATAAAGATAACACCATAAGTGATCGCCAGGGCTACTGCATGGGGTAAGTTAACCGCATCAAGTTTATACCTTGACGAGTCGAGGTAGCTTTTTACTGATCCAAATGCCAAACCTGTTAACACAGAAATTTCCCTATAGGTCTTCCCCTGAGCGGCCCAAGTTAAACATTCAGTTTCCCTATTGGAAAGGGGAGTACGCATTCTGGCTCACTAGAACCCCTCCATGTTACCGCAGCCGATACTAACTCCATAGGTAAATGTATCCAGAAGATCGTCGGCACGATCTTTTGCGTCCTTGTCACCTACACGGAACCCTGTAACCTGATGGACGAAGTGATTCTGGAATTGATCCTTAAAGTCCGTCTCTTTGTAGAAAGCCTCTTCGCTTATTTTGACCTTGTGAGACCACACATACCCCGAAACATTCATCGCCCTTTCATCCTTACCAATCGACGTAAGCTTCCCTTCGATTGGTTGAGCAGGCAATCCGTTGTTCTGTGCTTGCTGAATAAGCACCGTCCCTGAACCTTTATCCTCAATGAAGGCAGCAATCTTGCGGTTCATTGCTCCACATTTTTTGGACAGTTCTTCCAGTCTCGTAAAAACAGAAGGAAGCCAACCTTCCAGCATAGCTCCATCAATCGAGAGGATATCCCAATCAAGAATGACAAGAGGATGACCCACTCCAAGAAGCCATGAAGAGGCGTAGTAAGTGACAGCGGTACCGTCATGTTCTTTACCCGACTTCATCCCGGTGTCTATAACCGCATAGACGAAATCACATAGGAAGGGATAGGGGACGGGTTTACCGTTGACAAGGAAGTTGTCGATGGAGAAGAAGGCAACACCACGCCAGTCAATGAACTCGGCTTCAATCTCCTGACGAAAGAACAGAGGGTGAAGGCTTTTCCTCAGTTTCTCTATTTCGTCGGCAGGAATGTAAGGGTTCTTCCAAGTGGGGGCATGAAAGGTGTTAAACTCGAATTTTGGATCGTTGCAAATACGCCAAAAGAAATTGTCTGTGTCCACTCCGTTTGGGGTCGAGAACACCCACGCATTGCCTCGATAGTCTAGGAGTGTGGGACGAATGGCTCCCTCCCACGTTTTCAGCATATAATTGGGAGTGAATGCCGCCTCATCGATAATGACGGTATCATACTTCCTTGACCGACCAGCTGCCTTGTTCTCTAAACTCCAAAAATCTGCCCGTCCCCCAGTGATCAGGCGAATGACTCCAGATGTTTGATTTGATACCTCAATCAGAGGGTGTAATACGTGGCGAACGGAAACGAATACTTCGGATAAGAGCTTATAGGAAGGAGCGAAATATCCAATTGCCTTGCCCCGTATTGTCCCATCTTCAATGATTGTTTGGGCAAATTCTGTCTTACCGAAACGCCGACCACACCTTCCCGCCCGGAACCTGCCTGGCATTTTGAAAGCTTCTACCTGCCCCGCATGAAGCTCTGGCATATGTATTTGGAACGGCGCGTTCATGGTATGTTTTTAGGTTATCACCGTCTGTTCTTATTTTGTTCACGTAGATAACAGGGATGCCCCTTTTAGCACTACTAAAAAAGGACATCCCTGAACTGTAAGTTTTTAGTATACTAAAATGCGATCGGACTAACGCTTGGGCTGCGCAGTCGGGGGAAGGGGCTGACCCGCAACTGGCGGAGCTCCACCACTACCCGGTAGACCCTGATCAGGCGCCGGCGGCTTCTCGGACGGTGGCTTGTTCGGGGGAAGGCCCTGATCGGGATGCGGGGGAACTTCAATCACCGCATAACGATAGCCGATGCCCGAGATTGCCACAAGAACGATGGCCTTACCTGCAGGAACGCTTGGGGGAAGCGGTGGCCAAATCGTGCCCGGCGGCGGGTTGGTTGGTGGCAAGGGCTGGCCGGGAACCGGCGGAAGACCCTGGTCAGGACCAATTGGCCAAACCGGAAGATGACCTGCTTCGGCGCCACCATCTTCATCAATGCCATAGCCAGGATCAACTGGACGCCCTGGACGCGGCGGACGATTACCGACGTGAGGTGGACGACCACCGCCGCCAGGAAGCCCCTGATCAGGATGACCGCCCTCATCGACGCCCCAATCGGGATCCGTTGGGCGCCCACCAAACGAGGGAAGATGACCCGGACGCGGGGGACGACCGCCGCCAGGAAGACCTTGATCGGGATGACCCGGCCAACCACCTGGAAGTCCCTGATCGGGACGCGGGGGACGACCGCCCGGACGACCGCCCGGAAGTTCATGATCGGGATGACCACCTTCATCGACGCCATAGTCAGGGTCGATGGGTCGCCCCTGATGATCGAAACGCACCGGAGTAACCCACATCAATTGTCCTCTAGGCATATGCTTTCC